GGTCATCATAACTGAGTTAAGCCGGAACGCTGAAGGCATCGAAAGAAACCGGCTCAGCATTCGCAACCTTGAAACCCGCCCATGACCGCTCGCAACATCACAGCGGTTGCCGCATCCATACTACTCATGCTCTGCTCAGGATGTGCCACGCGCTCAATGCCGCAACCAGCAGCAACGGTTGATATTTACATGACCGAGGAGGGCTTTTTAGTAATAACCGAGCGCGGCTCTAATGAGTCAGTCGCATACAGATTTAACATCGCAGAAATTCACCCCGAACCCGAAACATCAACCCCATAATATCATGAACTGGATTACCGAAAACTACGTCACTTTGCTCGCCATCTTGGGCAGCATCTACGGACTAGCGACACTCGTTGCTGCCATCACCCCTTCCGATAAGGACAACAATTTTCTTGAAAAGGTTGGCAAATGGGCTGACAGAATCGGCCTTAATTTGAAAGGCAAGTAAGTGCCTATACTGACAGCACTGGCAAATCTCATACGCGCGCTTGCTGCCTACTGGGAGCTGCGACTCAAACGTTACGACCATGACATTATCGAGCAATCACGAAGCCGACTCGAAGCCCTGCAGGACCGGCTTACTGGCTTGCGAAATAGTGGTGATCCTGCTGATGCTTTGGTCGCTGACCGGATGCGCGACCGTATCCGCGCCGAAAAAAGATTCCTTAAACATCTACCAAACTCCAGTGCTACGCCTCCCGGCGGGGACGAAAGTGCAGACGGTTGATGGCGTTTACACGGCGCAGGAGGCCGAGGTCTGGCATAGCGACTACCGCTATCGAGAGCTTGAGCGAAGTATTTTAAAATAGTTTCAAATATGTATTGACAGGGCGGTTTCCGTCGCTAGGTTGCTGTTATCGGAGGCAATCACGCCGAAGAGCCAAACTATTAAATATCAATATTATGAAAAACGAAATCACCACTGAAGGGCTTACCCAGTTGCACACATCGTTAATTAAAGGCTACGTCTCGCGCAAAAACGCTGACGGCATCGTGTTAAAATATAAAGGCCGGTTCGGCGAAGGCGTCCGCGTTCTCAGTCGAAATTTCGACAGCACACGATTCTGCTTTGTCACATATTTCGTAAAATAGTTTTTTTACACACAAAGCCTCGGCAGCTTGAGACTTCACGTTCTCCACAGACTGCCGAGGCTCCAATTTTAATAATAATGAATAATAAATATGACAGATTTATCTACAGTCCTGCCGACTAAATCGGCCACCGTCGAGGCCATCGAAGCCTACTGGCTCAAGCGCGGCAAGTCAGAAAAGCCGCGCGGCTACCTTGGCGCATCGAGTATCGGCAAGGCGTGCAGCCGAGAACTTTGGTATTCATTTAGGAAATGCTCAGAGCCTGACTTTAGCGGCAGACTCTATCGCTTGTTTAATCGCGGCCACCGCGAAGAGCCGACCTTTGTCGAAGAGCTGCGCGGCATTGGTTGCGAGGTGCATGAGTTTGACAGTAATGGCAATCAGTTTGAGGTGATTGCATGTGATGGCCACTTTAAGGGCCACACGGACGGCGCGGCTCTTGGCATACCAGAGGCGCCGAAGACGTGGCACCTACTCGAAATGAAGACGAGCAGCAAGGCACTTTTTGAGAAGGTGAAAAAGAATGGCGTCGAGAAGGAGAAGCCGCAGCACTTTGCTCAGATGCAGGTTTACATGCACCTGACCGGGCTCAAGCGGGCTCTTTATATGGTGGTCAATAAAGACACTGACGAACTTTACACCGAGCGTCTGCGCTACGACAGCACGAAGGCGCGGGCGATGATCGACAAGGCATCGAGCATAATCAATGCGACCAGTCCACCAGAGCGGATCTCTGAGCGCGAGGATTCCTGGGCCTGTAAATTTTGCGACGCCAAGGCACTTTGCCATGGTAGCGAGATTGCCGTGACAGTCCCTGCCCTGAGTTGCCGACAATGCGTCCACGCTTCGCCGGTAGCCGATGGCAAATGGCACTGCGCGGTCAATGGCAGCGACGCGACGAAAGTTTGCGATCAGCATTTATTCTTGCCTGGCCTAGTCCATTTTGCCGAGCCGACGGACTCACTGACCAACAAAGACGGATCTGCGGTGATCGAGTTTACCTCTCACGATGGCACAGTCTGGCAACACGGGCCGGACAGAAGCGCGGGGCAGTATGATTCTAACATGTTGATAACGCTTCCAACCGTAACCTTTTTGACGGGCGGCGACAAGAAAGCCGAGTGGACAGTCGAAACCGCCACAAGGCCAAACCTCGAAGCCAAGTTTTCGCTGAAAGAGGAAGGCGTGATTTGCATCTGGAAAGGTCCGGTTGAAGATGTGCGCGGGGAACTTGATACCCGCTATGCCGTGCCGATGACCAACCCTAGCCACACGCAGGAGGGCAACGGTTGGGCAGCGGCAGAATTTTGCGGCCAATTGTGCTGCGTAATAATCTACGGCAAGACTGCCGAAATCAGGGAAACAAATATTCCCTTCTAACAAAAACGAGAAACAAAAAATGATAGCGACAAAAAATACAAAAGAAGAAAAAACGATGAAAACACAAGAAACAATAAACGCAGTCCGCGCATGGGGTATTGAAAAAGGTATTACTGGTCCGGACGGCGCGCGGAATGAAAACGCGCAACTCGATAAGCTAATTGAAGAAGCTACAGAGCTTGCCGAATCGATTATAGTAAACGACCACGATGAGAAGATCGACGCTATCGGCGATTGCACAGTCGTCCTTATTCTAATGGCGGACATCATTGGAGAGACGTTTGAGGACTGCTTAGAGTCGGCTTACAATGTTATCAAATCTCGCACCGGTCGCATAGTCGAAGGTGTATTTATCAAAGACAACCAACCAACAAAAGGAGAATAAAATATGACCATAAAAGAACAGATCCGCGAGGCGGAAGAGAGCATTGAGCGAACGCTCGACGCGCTCGAAAAAGAAACGAACGTTCGAGCATTTCGGCTTACCGTTCTCTCGCAGCGAGGCGACGACGCTTCCATAAACATCACACCTGACGACAAGGGAGGGCGCTACACATGAGCTTTGACCTCAACAGCATCAAAAAAGGCGTGGAGCATAAAGCCCCGCGCATCGTTCTACTCGGAGTCGAGAAGATCGGCAAAAGCACATTTGCCGCTGGCGCAGACTCGCCAATTTTCTTGCCGATCAAAGGAGAGGAAGGCGTCGACGATCTCGATGTGGCGAAATTCCCACGCGCCGAGACGTTTGACGATGTTCTGAATGCCGTCGCGACGCTCATCAAAGAGGAACATGAATACAAAACGTTCATCATTGATTCGGCATCTGCGCTCGAACCTGTCATTTGGGCGAAGCTATGCGACGAGCATAAGTGCGACAGCATTGAGAAAGTCGGTGGCGGTTACGCCAAGGGCTATATCGAAGCAGCGAACAAGTGGCGGGAATTGATGGAGGGACTTGATATGCTCCGCAAGAAAGGCATCGCCGTCATTCTGATCGGACACGTAAAAGTGAAACGATTTGACGATCCGCTCGGAACTTCGTTCGACCAATATCAATTCGACCTGCACGAGAAAGTGCATCTCTCGCTACAGCGTTGGGCCGACTCAATTCTGTTCGCCAATAACGAGACAGTCGTTAAGACGGAGGAGGTCGGATTCAACAAGGAAAAGAAAACCGGTAAGGACATTACCGGCGCTCGATTCCTGTTCACTCAGAAGCGACCAGGCCACCCCGGCGGCGGGCGCGGCGTTTACGGACGCCTGCCTTATAAACTACCGCTGGAATATTTAGCATTCATGGACGCGGTTTCAGCCGCTGCCGCAGTCAAATAATAACAGAAAAGGAAATAAAAATCATGTCAGATATATCACAAATAATGGGCGGATTTAACGCCGACGAATACACGGAACACAGCAACGATGATACACCGCTTCCAGCAGGCGAGTATTATGTAGAGGTCGAGAAGGCCGAATTGAGGGAGACCCAAAACAAACAGGGGACTGGATGTAATGTTCAGTTTTCCGTCCTTGGATCCGTCGCTGATAACTCACACAGGGGCCGCAAAGTCTTTGTTTGGTATAACCTACAGCACTCAAACGAGACCGCGCAGAAGATTGGGCAATCCGAGTTTCACGCGCTCCGAATTGCTATAGGTAAGCCGACGGCACAGGACACTGACGAGCTAATCGGCATTCCGCTCATCGCCAAAGTCACAATCGATAAGAAGGACTTGACGAAAAATAAGATAGTCAAATACAAGCCGATTGC